GCCTAAGTGGTTCGCCATTTTAGTCGGTGGTTAAATAGATGCAGGAGAAGGTGTGACGAGCGACGCCCCAACGACGTTCCTCGTCAGGTTCGATCACATAATCCACGCTTGTCAGAAGGAGATCATCGCAGACGCCGCCCAGGGTCACGTCAGCCAGCACCGCGGCCTCGACCGCTGCCGAGCCCGTGTCGAAGAGGTCGTCGATGATCGTCGTCGAGCCGGCCACCTCCGCGGTGAAATACTCCACCATCACTTGCAGCGTCCGGTACTGCGTCCGATTTGACGGCGCCAGCGTGCGAACCTCGACTTGCTCGTTGACCGCGTAAACGGCGGCTGACGGGAAGCTCGTCGATACAAGCGTGTTGTTCCGGCCCTTCAGCAGATTCGCCGTGGGCACGACACCAGCCTGCGTCAGCTTGAGCCCGATGGCGTTGCGGATGTCGGTGCGGGTGCTCATCGTGGCATATTCTCCTGCACGACGCCGGCCCCGCTGATGCGCGCGAATCCAAGGTTGACGGCGCGGTTGGCGAGAATGGCGTCGACTTTCTTCAGAGTAATCTTCGCGCGGAACTCCAGCGCATCATTTACGTAGCGATCAGGGTTGGGCACCTTGATGTTGGTCGCCGTGCCGGTCAGAAACGGTTTATCGCTGGTGAAATTGTGCGACTCGACGCCGGCCCGAGCCGCGTGACGACGGACCCAGGCTGGCACGCGCTGGCCGGTGGCAAGAGCGGCTGCGGCAAATCCAGCCTTGGCCCAGCCAACCTTCGACTGGACGGAGTTGAGATAACGATCGGCGGATGCATCGCTGATCCACATCTGATTCTGCACCTGCCAGCGGCCAATCGGATTCCGGTCAACGTAGCCGATGCGTCCGTAACGGTCGCGATACTTCAGATGGAAATTCCGCATTGTCGATACCGAAGCGTTCTGGTTCCAGAACTTCCAGTAGATGCGAATTGTCTTGGACCTCTCCCAGCCCAGACGAACGTTGACGGTTTCCGTTCGCGCCCTTTTGGGAGGCGTTACCTCCGAACTTCCGATTCGCTGGAAAATACCGAGCGTAGTGATCTGCTTTTTGATTTTCCGCGTCCTTCCGCCGAAGAGATCCGATTTGATCGCGTATTCGCCCTGCTCCTTTGCTGCCGTAGTGAGGCCGGACTTGACCGGCTTTTTGCTCTTCCGGTGCTCGTGCTGTCCGGTCGGCGGAAGAATCATCATTATCGACCGTGCCACGTTGCCGCCCTCCTGCTTGATGACCTTGCCTAGATCGACGCGCGCCGACTGAGCCAGCCGCTCAAGCGCCAGGTCGAGCTTCCCCGAGTTGAGGGTTATGTCGATCATATCACCTTCGCGACATCGATCTCGCAGCCCGCGCCCTCCGCGTCGAACCGCACCTGCTCCACAAAGTAGGTCGTGCCAGCCCGCACCAGCGTCTGACTCTGCGCCGGCGTGCCCGTGACCGAGGAGGTCGTAAAGAACACCGTGAACTTCACGTCGTCCCGGCGCTGATCCTCGAACTCGTCAAAAAGGTTCCGGCTCGAAGACCAGACGCCGGTGATCGTGCTGCCGAGGTAGGAGAACGTGATGCCGGCTTGCTCCAAGATGGCGCCCTGATCGAGCGCCAGCTGCACGGGATCGAAGTCGCGTACTGCGGCCATACTTAATCGCCAACTGTCACAACGCGCGAGGCCGGCGAGAAGGCATCATCCTGCGCGACGCCAGACGAGACGTGCCAGAACTCCTTTCGCACGGCTCCGGCGATGATGCACGGCGAGGAGTTGATCGTGAACATTTCCTCGGCGTCGCGGATGATGCGCGGCAAGTGCGCCGGCGACTTAGCCCGCAGGATCATCGTCTGCGGCACGCGCCAGGTCAGGAGCTTCGCCTCTTGCGCCTCGTCCGCTAGGAACACGATCGGCCGCTTGGCGACCCGCCGGCAGGCTTCCATCAGCTTGCCCGCGTGGTGCTGCTTGCCCTGCGAGTAGCCGAAGGGAGCCAGAAGACAGATCTCGCGGCTGAAGCCGTAGTCCTCTAGCGGCGGCTGCTCGTCGATCAGATCGAACTCGGGCCGCTGATTCAGCTGCGCGAACTCGGGGAAAAGGCCGAAGACGAAGTCGCCCCAAGGCTTGCCGCTTGCGCGGTACTCGTCGTATCGGTGCGGCCAGATCTCGAGCTCGAGCACGCGGCTGAAGCGCATCTCGTGACGCTGCTTGGGATCCGACGGCCGCGCGTAGCTGACGCAGCCGAACAGCCCCCAATACTGGGCGAAGCACTCGACGTAGACCGAATGGCCTTGGCCGGCCAGATGCCGCGCAATCGGAAGGATGCGGATGATGTCGCCGAGACGCTGGTGGTAGACGATGCAGATTCTCACGCCTTAAAGACCATCGTGAGAATGTTCGGCCAGTCACCATCATTCTTTCGGACCGCGTCCTCGGGCGAGCCGATGAAGACTGGGCGAAGGCCGCGCTGCGCCATCACCGAGGCGAGCGAATTGGGCGTGAAGTGCCATAAATGCTCACCTGGGCGGCGATGCTTCCAGTTGTAGAGCCACTCGAGACCGAACGCCGGATGATACCACGGCACCGAGACGATCACGCCATCGGCCTCGAACCGCGGCAGCTGGTCGAAGTGCTCTAGCGAGTCGAAGAACGTCAGCACCGGCCAGCGCTTCTTCTGCCAGTTCGGCTCCACGCGCACGAAAGGCGGCGCAGGATACGGGGAGACGTCGTAGCCCCGGCAATGGACCCAGCCGCTACGGTGGTTGATCGCCCGCAAGAAAGCGCCGGTTCCGTAGCCGATGTCGCATACGATGTCCGCGTCTGGAAAGAAGCGCTGGAACAGCGCAGCGCGGATCTCCGAGAGCTCCCGCTCAGGGTATTTCTCATATCGGGCGACGTAGGCGTGGTCGTACTTGGCAGCGATTTCCCGACTGCGCGACGTCAGCGCGCCAGTCGCCGCATCGACGACGTACTCGGACTCAAACTTTAAGGCGTAGTCCATTTGGAGTCGGCGTCTGGATTGCGCTGCTTGAAGAGCTCGAGGCCGGCCTCGTAACGCTCCTTCGTGTTGTTGTGCTGATACGTTGCGTCCCATTGACCCTTTTTGAAGGCCGGATGCTGATGCTCGAAGCGGTAGAGGTGGCGCGCGTCGATCACGATTCCGTCGCGCCAGGCTCGGTGGCTGAACTCGTTGTCGGAGAAGACCGACTCGTAGCCCTCGTGGAAGAGCTCGCCGCCCTGCTGCTCTAAGCGCGCGCGAGACAGAATCGCCATACAAAGCAGCGGGCCGGTGCGGTGGCCGTCGTGCACCGCGATGACGATCGGCTCCTTCTGCAAGTCGCGATCCTCGACGAGCGAGAGAAGCTTGGCGTCCCAGCCGATCGGCGGAACCCAGTCATCCGACAGCTGCACGATCAGATCGCCCCGCGCCTTCTTGGCTGCGAGGTTCCAAGCTGCAACACAGGAGCGCTTCTCCGAGACGACGCTAAGGAACTGCTTGCCCATCGTCACCGCCTCCTTGTCGTCCGCGTCCACGGCGAAGACGTGCTCGATGCGGGTCGGATCCTGTGCGAGCCCTAGCCAAGCCTCGCGACAAGCAACGGCCTTTGACGTGCGGCCGCGAGTCGCGTGGACAAGCGAGATCCGAGGATGATTGCCGAGGTGAAACTGCTGCTGGAGGACCTCCGCGCGCGCTTCCAGCCCAGCCAGCCGGAAGGCCCGCGCGGCCAGATCGTAGCCGGCCCAGCCGTAATATTTCGCCTCCGACGTCCACGGCTTGTCGGCGCCGATTGGCTCGCGGTGGCGCAGCATCTCCTCTGCCCACCAGCGCGCACGCGCTCCGTCGTTCTTCTCGAAGAGCAGCAGAATGATCGCGGCGTAAGCCTCGCGGCACCACGGGAAGACGGCGTGCGCTTGCAGCGCGTAGCTCATCGCATCGCGCGAATCGCCGCAGAGCTTGGCGAGGTTGAGCAAAGCCTCGTAGCGGAAGGACTGCTCAAGATTCGGGAAGCTAAGAGCGATCTTGCCGAACTGCTCCGCGGCCGCGCGGTTGCCAGCGCAGAGGTGCTCCTGGTGGATGTAGAAATACTGGGTCGGCGTCTCCTTCACCGACTGCCCGAGGATGCGGAGATTGCGCCGGCGGTTCTCCTTCTTGACCGACTTCGGCGCGTGGACCCAGACCGGCCGCGGCCAGTCCTCGTGCTTGTCGCCGGGGAGCAGAAGCAGGTTCTCGTGCACGTCGTGATGCCAGACGCGCCCAGCCTCGAAGGCAGAGCGGCGGATCGCACGCTCGCGGTGCAGCTTCTTATTCGTGCCGCGGACATCGTAAAGACAGCGCACCATCAGCACCTCGGGCGCCACCGTGCTGAGGTGATCGCGGAAGTCCTCCGACTCGTCGAGCAGGTCGTCGCAGTCCGCCCAGACGATCCAATCGCCGGTCGCCTTGCCGAAGGCCGCGTTGCGGGCGCGCGCGAACGAGTCGACGTGGTCCCACTTCTCGGCGCCGTAGCCGTTCCGGTACTCAGCCCCGCGGAAGTCCTTGCCGTTCTCGCGGCACCAGGCGGCCGCCATATCCAAGGTCGCGTCGGCCTCCTTTGCTCCGATAGCCCGCACGATGCAGAGCTCGTCGAACACGCGCGCGAAGCTCGAAAGCATCGCGATGATGTGCTCGGCCTCGTTCCCGCAGATGACGCAAAGTGAGACGCGCATTGCGCTGTCGGCCCCGTCAAAAAGAAACCCGCGCCCCAGTTACGGAGCGCGGGCGGCATCGGGATACCCGTCAGCCTTTAATCTTTGGATCAGGTGTAAGACGTGGCGATCAGCTGGCCGCCGTTGGTGTTGACCACCTTCTCGGCGACGTAGTGCGAAGCGCGCACGATGTTGGACTTGATCGACTCGTCGCGATAGGTGAACACGCCGACCGCGGGACCGTACTGGCTCCAGTTGAGCGTGAAGCCCGCGCCGCCGCCGAAGTAGCCGGCGCCGGACTCGGTCACGTTACCGACCCAGACGTAAGCGTTGGACCAGACGTTGGAGCTCGAGAACGCGACGCCCTCGGCCGCGGAGTCGTAGGCCGCGCGACCGATCAGCACCTCGCTCACGCCGAAGACCTCGGCCGCCGCCTGGGTGGAGGCATTAAGGATCGTGTCGCTCGAGATGCCAGCGCCGCGCAGGCGGTTCTGGAACTTCGTCGACGCGCGGGCGCGGGTCCACACGGGATACGGAATCACGACGCGGGTATTGGCCGTGCTCTCGCCGTTGGAGATCATCCGGTCGAGCGCAAGCTGGACGTCCTCAGCGATGTCGAACGTCGCCAGATTGGCGGTCGTGTAGGCGGTGCCAGCGGCGGTGCTGGTGAAGTTGCCCGTGTTGAAGATCTGGCCGGCCACGCGGAGTTCGTGAGCGAGCAGGAGCTTGCGGCGGGACAGCTTGGCGGCGACAACCTCGGCGTCGAAGAAGCGCGAGATGTCGGCGGCGACCGTGTCATCGACGGCCTCTTCGTAACCGTACTCGAGCGCGGTGTACGTCTCCTGGGTGAAGGAGCGCGTGCCACGCGGGAAGGTGGAGTAGGGGTCGCGCACCTTCACGTCCGACTTGAGCAGCTGACCTTCCTTCAACTTGAAGGAGGGGTACTGACCAGCGAGGACGGGAACGTTGAGGATCGGCATCACGCGCGTGCCGATCAGACCGGTCTCCCAGTCTTTGGCTTGCTCGAGAACGCCGGCGATATCCCCACGATAGACAGCAGCGGAATTGGTGTACATTGTAGAAGATCCTTTTGTTAGAGGTTACAGGTTCTTCGGGATAAACTCGATCACCGCGGAGCCGTTGCCGCTGGCCTGAGTCGAAAGACTCTTGCCCACGGTGACGGTGCCGGTGGTGGAGACGAGCCCCGAAGCGGCGAGGTAGAGGTTGTCGCCCACGGTCACGGGAGTGCCGGTGATGACGGCCTTCAGCGTGCCGGTCGAGTGGAGGAAGCGGACGGTGATGTAATCACCAGAGGCCGCATCGATCTGCGCGATGCCGTCGCACGCGGTCGACGTCGAGAGGCCGACGCCGCGGTTGTTGGAAATCACGACGCCCTGGAAGGCGGTGATGGTGGTGTTGGCAAGGAACGTGCCG